CCACATATCAAACAGTAAATTTCCCCTCTCCAGAGCATTTAAACCCTTAGCGGCGAAAGGAAATCCACTATTACAACTTGTTATTTTATACATCTCCCTCTCGAATTTGAGAACGTATTTCGCCAATCTAGCAGTATAAGGTGTTGACCTAAACTGTATCGCCCTAGGGGCTTTGATTTCATTAGCATACTCAAATTTAATAAACAAATTTAGTGTGCTATGGACTGGCTTGAGATCTAACATTAAACCTCTACGATATCGTTTTCTCATTCTCTGAGGACGTGAATCAATCAACTCTTTAGTCGTCATTGGTACCATACCAACCAATTGTGATATGATAGGTTCCAAAGCTTGTTTCATTAAAAACAATAGATTAGATTTAGTAGACATAGGCTCAACGCAATGCCTATCTACCAACGAAGTGTACTCATTGCAGATGCATCCTTGATTCGCATACTGCACATCCAGATCAAGATTGGGCCGAAACATTTGGTACATTTGTCTTTTATGAATACAGGGTTCAAAACCCCTGATCGATATAACCAAATCATCACGCCTAATACAGAGCAAGCTAACGTCACTACAGACACATTGTATAAGCTTGCCCACCTGAAAAGGATGGGGTGCATATCTTCCCCCGGCATCTTGTTCCTCCTAAACACAGAACTAGAATAGCCTATCAGCTTCATACTGCTGACTTCATCATCGGATGGAACCATTATCTTTGCTAATGTTCCAGGGACAACTTGGGCCATCCATGTTCCGTGAATCTCTCGTGAATTGGCATATTGATAAGCATAGCTCCTCAACTGACTTAATGCCAACTCATCGCGTGGTGAACACGCAAACTTAGACAGAAGGACCTCATATAAGTCCTGACTGTATTGGATCTTGATTGGATTTACTCTATTAATCAATCTAATCCAATAATTTCTCCACGTAAAATGTGGATACTCTGGTCGGTCAACTATTCCGACACTGACTACCAATTGGCTATCACTGTCTAGTGTACCGATGTCACGGTACCTTCTGCTCTCTTTATACCATTCCTTTTCCTTTTCCACGATCTCTGTAGAGGCACAGTCGCTGCCAACAAAGCTGCTATACTGTGAATCTGACTGACCTCCTCCAAGGTGTATTCCCTCAGGAAGGTGGCCATGTTGAGGTAACTCAAAAGATAACTCTCCTTCGTTACTCGATCCCTCATTGCTCGAAACACTTTCCCCTTGTGTCGGACCAGTATGGTTCCTGGAAGTCGAGAGTATAGAAATTTCTTCCCCTCTTTTATCCATGAACTCACTTGACCTGGTTGAGCAGCCGTCTGAACTCGAAAATCCTCCACTGCTGTGGCAAAACTTTCAACTTCTTCAGTAATACAGGGAAAATTAACAATAACATCATCAACAGTCATTGTAGTAGCATCTTCCTTGATACTTTTTGTTCGATCATTAGGATCTTGTGAGATTGTATCGGATTCAATCTCTACATCACCAATAAACTTGATAGGAGATAGTACCTCTCGCAAGATTGGTACACTCCTTGGTCTGGGAATTGGTTTACGTGGCTTGAGGATTGGTTTGCGTGACTTAGATTGTGCTTTGGCCCAATCAGATTCACTTGCTTTAGCAAACACATCCTCTGTGGTATCATTTTCAATGGTACAATTAACCAACTTTAATGTTGGAAACTTGGGTGAAACTTTGGCCCTTGCCTTTTCACTCTTCTCTTTCTGCAATTGACGTTTTCCGACAGATGCAGGATTGAGACGCATTCCCAATTCAGTTGATGCCTTGAAGACTCCTGTAAAGTCGCCTCTTGCAGCAGCATCAACCATCTCATCTACCAACTCAGGGTGGAGAGGAAAGAACTTCTTGGCAGCTTTAGAAGCCTCTAATGCCAATTCTTTCTTACCCTCTTCCACTCCAGGAAGACGAGTCATTTCGTCAATAACAATACCGGTACGATTAACCCGGAAAATTTCTTGACAATGATGACGGAGGCACTCATGCACCTTCCATACTTGACCATCTGGACCAGTCGTCTCACCATAT